ATCATCGACGCGGCGCTGGGTTCTGCCTACACGGGCGAAACCGGCGTCACCCCGACCGCTTTGCCCGCTGGGCAGAAGGTCGCCGTGGACTACGTCGAAACCGGCAGCACCGCCAACAGCGGTCTGACCATTGCGAAACTTCGCCAAGCCTCCTATCTGCTCAACGACGCAGAGGTGGACGACAGCGATCCTCGCATCATTGTGGTCAGCGCCAAGCAACTCCAAGATTTGCTTCGCACGACCGAGGTGATCAGCGCCGACTACAACAGCGTCAAGGCGCTGGTGCAGGGCCAACTCGACACCTTCATGGGCTTCAAGTTCCGCCGCGTGGCGTCGTCCTTGCTTCCCTACAACTCCAGCACTGGTGTTCGCACTTGCTTCGCCTACGTCCGCTCCGGCCTCAAACTGGCCGACGCCGGTCGCAAGGTGCATGTGGACATCCGCGCCGACAAGAGCCACGCCCTGCAAATCCGCACGGTGGCGAGCCTTGGCGCGACCCGCATGGAAGAGAAGAAGGTCGTCGAAATCGCAGCCGACGAGGTTCTCTAATCATCAACAACCAACCATAGGAGAATCATAATATGGCTACGTTCTACACCGACATCGCTCCCGAAAATCTGGAGCTTAACGTCCGCAACCGCGTGGACGGCGACCTTGTCAAAGGCAACGTCGTTTACGCGCAAGCGACCTACACATGCACCGGCACGGAAGCGGCGACCGGCGACAGCATCAACATTGCTGTTCTGCCCGTTGGCGCGATCCCGCTCCCCGAACTTTGGCGCGTCTCCAACGAGGCGTCCTTGGGCGGTTCTTCGGTTGCCATCTCCACGATTGGGGATGCTTCCGACGTTGACCGCTACAGCGCGACTTCGATCTCGCTGAACAGTTCGACCGCAGGCTCCGCGGCAGTCACTGCCGCTGTGGCGACGAGCGTGCTTCCGCGCTACGTCATCACCGCCGACACCCGCACAGTGACGGCGGCGTTCGCCCGCACCAACGCGGTCACCGCCGGTAAGAAGATTGCCTTCTTGCTCGCGTTCCGCATGCCGTAAGGCACTCACAGCCGCTGGCAGACCGGCTTCAATAGTCTGCCACCCTTTTTCTAACTTTCATGGCCGACGAAACATCCATCTGCAACTTGGCTTTGGCCAAACTGGGCATCAGCCCAATCATGGCGCTGACCGACGACAGCAAGCAGGCCCAGTTTTGCAACCGCTTCTTCGCCCAGACCCGCGACGAAGTCCTGCAAGGGCATCGCTGGAACTTCGCCATGCGCCGCGCCGCGCTTAACAAGCTGGCCACCGCCCCGCAGAGCGAATGGGCCAGCGCCTACCAGTTGCCGGTCGATTGCCTGCGCGTCGTCCAACTTAATGGCTACGAACCCAACGAAAGGCTGGGGGAGTTCAGCGTCGAAGCCGACCAGCTTCTGACCAATGCCGAGGAGGCCAGTATTCGGTATATCGCCCGCGTCGAGGACGGATCGTTTTACCACCCGCTCTTTGTCCACGCCTTGGCCACCATGCTGGCCTCGCGTTTGGCAGGCCCGCTGACCGGAAGCCGCAACATGCCGCAAGAACTACTCCAAGAATACGAGGCGTTGACCGGCCCCAAGGCCCGCATGGCCGACGCCTTTGAGGAGCGTCTGCGCCGCAAGATGCCGTGGACGAACAGCGACCTTGTCGCCGCCCGCTACACCAAGTTCCCGTCCAGCCAATAGGTCATGGCCAATCTCCTCGTCACCGCCCTCAATGCAGGCGAGTTGAGTCCTTACATGGACGCCCGCACGGACGTCGAAAAATACCGCAGCGGATGCCGCACGCTGGAAAACATGGTCGTCCTGCCCTACGGGGGCGTCTACCGCCGCGCTGGCACCGAGTATCTGGGCGAGGCCAAAAACGCCAACCAGCGTTGCCGTTTGATCGGGTTTAACTTCAGCGTGACCACCCGCTTTGTCTTGGAGTTTGGCCACCAATACATCCGGTTCTGGGGCAACGACTCACAAGTGCTTTCCGGCGGTTCGCCCTTGGAAGTGGCCAGTCCCTACCAAGAGAGCGAACTGCGCGAACTGCAATACGTTCAAGTCAACGACATCATGTATATCGCGCACGCCAACCACGCGCCGCGCAAGCTGACCCGCGTCAGCGACACGAACTGGACGCTGACCACCGTGGCGTGGAAATACCCGCCCCTCCTCGACCAGAACCTCACGACCACCACCATCGCTTCCTCCGCGGCATCCGGCAGCGCCACGCTGACCGGTAGCGCGTCTGTTTTCCAAGCGGGCCATGTGGGTAGCCAGTGGGCTATCCAGTGGCCGCGCAACAGCGGGGCGGTGGATGAAACCATTGACGCCAACAAGGTCAGCCAAGGAACGCTCGACATCCAAGGATCGTGGACAATCACCACGGTAGGAACGTGGATTGGCAAAATCCGCCTGCTCCGAATCCCGCAGGAGAAAATGGATTCTAACGGAGGGCGGGATCTGACCGCCTTGGCCCGCTCGACGACGACCGCGACAGCCACCCGCACCGCCCACGGCTACGCTACGGGCGACGAAGTTTTCATTCCCTCCACCGTGGCCGCGTTCTTTGCCGGAACCTATACCATCACCGTTACTGGAGCCGACACCTACACCTTCACTGTGGCCAACAGCGGGGCCGCGTCGGCCAGCGATGCGCCCGTGCAGAACTTGACCAAGATGGAAGTGGTGCGGGAGTTCACCTCGCTGACCACCGCCCGCAATTTCACCGCCACCGGCACCGAGGACGAGCGCGTCGGCCTCAAGCTGCGCGTCACCGACTACGTCTCCAACACCAGCGCCCGCGTCTTCCTTGAATCCACCGATTTCAACTCCGGCGGCACCGTCACGATCAACAGCGTGGCCAGCGGCACCAGCGCCGGAGCCACGGTCAACAAGTGGCTGGGATCGGTCATCACCGGAACCACCCAGTGGAGCGAGGCCGCGTTTTCCGCGGTGCGCGGCTACCCGCGGGCCGTTGCCATCCACGAACAGCGCCTGTGCTTTGGCGGCACCGCCCACCAGCCGAATACCGTTTGGTGCAGCAAGGTGGACGACTTTGAAAATTTCCAACTGGGAGTTGGCGCGGACGACGGGCTGCAATTCACCGTGGCTTCCTCCGAAGGCAACCGCATCGAGTGGATGTTCAGCCAGAAGCGCCTCATGCTGGGAACCAGCGGCGACGAGTGGACAATCGGCGGGGCCGACAGCGGGCAAGCGTTTAGTTCGACCAACGTGCAGGCCCAGAAGCAAAGCAGCTTCGGATCGAAGACCATGCGGGCCATCCTGCTCAACGACGTCCTGCTTTTCGTCCAGCGCCGCGGGCGCAAGGTGCGCGAACTAACCTATAACTTTGAGCGCGACGGGTGGGTTGCACCGGATCTGACCGTCCTGTCCGAGCATGTGACCCAAGGCGAACTGGTCGAACTGGCCTTCCAGCAGCAGCCCGACGCCATCCTTTGGGCAGTGCGGGGCGACGGCCAACTGGTGGGCATGTCCTACGAGCGCGACCAAGAGGTCGTCGCATGGCACCGGCACACCACCGACGGGGAATTTGAATCTGTCGCCACCGTCTACGGACTCTCCGGTGCGGACGACGAGGTCTGGCTGGTGGTCAAACGCACGATCAACGGGCAGACCAAACGCTACATCGAACGCTTCAAGGCCGACAACCGCGCCAAGTTTGAGGCCCAGACCAAGGACGACTGGTGGTATCTGGACTGTGCCAAACGCTATTCCGGCACCGCCACGGCCACCATTACCGGACTATCCCACTTGGAGGGCAAAACGGTCAGCGTCTTGGCCAACGGGGCCGTCCAGCCCGACGAGACGGTCGCCAGCGGTCAGGTCACCCTCGACAAGACCTACACCAAGGTTCTGGCCGGTCTGCCCTACACCTCGACCATCCTGCCCATGAAGTTCGACTTTGATCTGCGCGACGGCCCGACCCGCGGACGCAAGAAGCGCATCAACCGCGTGGAAGTCAGCTTGTTCAAGTCTCTGGCAGGGGAGGCCAGCACCAACGGCACGGAGTGGCTCTGGATCTACCCGCGGGACTTCGATGACCCTATGGACGCCAGCCCGCCGCCCTTTTCCGGCGATGCGGAGGTCGTCGTCGCGGGCGACTATTCCGACGACAGCGACATCTATTTGCGCCAGCGCCTGCCTTACCCGTTCACCGTCCGCGCCCTTGTCGTAAAGCTCGACGCATACGGAGATTGACAATAGTGTGATTTGACTAAACCCATGAGCCAGCCCGTTCTTCAACTTCGCATGTTCGACCGCGACAAGGATCACGCGCTGCTCGTCGATTGGTGCAACGCGCACGGCGGCGAAGTCACTCCGGCCCATTTGCTTCCGCCGCTTGGCGTGATCGTGCAGCAAGACGGCGAGGATGCCGCCATGCTCTTTTTGTATTACGCGCTCTCCGCGGGCGTCTGCTTTGTCGATTGCGCGGCCACCCGCCCGAAACTTTCCCTCAAAGAATCCATCGAGTGCTTCGATGTTGCCATTGGCTACCTCAAGAGCGAGGCGCGTCATAATGGCTACCATGTCATGCTTGCCCACGCCTCTCCGGCAGTGGCGCGTTGCCTGTCGCGGATCGGGTTCCAAAAAAACAAGGAGTCTTTGGTCAGAATGTTTTGTCTGACCGACGAAAACTAAATGCCACAAATCGCCGTCCCTCTTGCCATTACCGCCGCGGTGTCCAGCTTGGCCTCCGCGGGTATTTCTTACTACGGCCAGCAGCAGCAAGCCGCCTCTGCCGAGCGCCTCGCCAACTACAACTACCAAGTGCAACTGCAACAAATGCAGATGCAGGCGCAGATGCAAAAAGTCGCCGCTGAACAGCAATACCAAGCGGGCATGCAGAACGCCACCGCGATGCAGAACGAGGGTCTGCGCGTGGAACAGGAGGCCCGCGAACGGGCCAAGCGTATGCGGGCCGAAAACGAACGTCTCTTGGGCCAGCAGCGAGCGCAGTTTGGCAAGGCGGGCGTGACCAGCGCCGGTTCGCCATTGGCCGTCATGGCCGAGTCTGCCGGATTGATGGAACTCGCCGTTGGCGACGAACTCTACAAGGCTGACATGGAGCGCAGCGCCTACTACCGCAAAGCCGAGGTCGAGAAGTGGCAGGCCGGATACTCTTTGGTGGACAAAGCCGCCGCCGACTACAACGCGGCCAGCGCGTCCTTCCGCGCCCAGCCGATCCTCTTGGAAGGCCAGAACACCGCCAGCGCCCTGCGCGTCAATAGCTACGGGTCGCTGATCTCCGGCGTCTCTCAAGCGGCGAGCATTGGCAGCAACTTTAACTTTGGCGGGGGTAAACGGAACCCAGCGGGCTACAATAATTTTGATTACGGGTCTGGCACAGGAGCTTAAAAAATGGCCAACATCCCACTCGTCCAAATTCCCAACGCTCCCGCGACCGGCTCGACCGCCGTGCCGCTGCCGGTGGGCGCGATCCGCGCTCCGAATGTCGAACTCATGGGCATGATCGACGACGCCAGCTACATGGCGGTGGGCCGCGCCTACGAGAACCTTGGCAACGCCGGTCAGCAAGCGGCCAATGTGCTGGGCGACTTTTCGCTGTCAATGGCCCGCGCCAGCGACGAGGCCAACCTTGCCGCCGCCGACCGGATCAAAACGGAC